AGCTCCATCTTTTCCAAGCGCTCATTTACGCCGTCAAAGTCGGCTTTTATTTGGTCAAGGCGTGCTGTTGCTTCGGTTAATTGCTTTGCGGTTTGCTCGGTAACTTCGCCGTATTGCTTTACTTCGGCGTCCCTAGCTTCCACGTTCGATTTGATCTCGCTCATTGCCTCATGCAAAGAGCTTTTGAGTTCTTGAATTTCCATTAGATTAGTCCTTTCAGTTCGTTAATTAAGTCCATCAGTTCTTTAGCGTCTTGCTCTGCATCCCGCAGACCTTTAACGCCGTTTGCAACGATTGACTTGGCAATCGTCCGGCTGACCCCTGCCTCTCGCAGGACTCGCTCGATCTCACGCTCGCTCACCTCTTTAACCGACTGCACGACGGCTTGCTCATTGGCTGGGAAGGTGACCAAGCTAAACTCCATCAGACGGCCTTTGTTAATCATGCGCTTGCCGTCCTCATCATAATCATACCCGTCTTTAGGGATCATAAACCCAACGCTCATAGAATCGATTACGCCATCACGCAATAACTCCATAGCCTCATTGCCCCGCTCGGTTTTGCTGATCTTACCTTTGACGAATAAGCCCTTATCGTCCTCTCGCATTTCGACCGGTAAGCCAATAGGCTCGCTGGACTTGTGTTGCCAAAGGATCTTAATCTTGTTCCGTGGGAAGTCATTGGCCAAAGACTCGGCGAAAGCGCCCATCTGGATAATGTCCCCGTCACTGTCTACATTGCCATAGGCGGCGGCATATCCCGTAAAGGTACGCTCCTCGACCTCGACATCTTTTAACTCGAAACTCTTGATTTCCATGATTACTCCACAAAGTTTAGAACGCATCTACAGTTAATAATATTTTCAGCGCTACCGTTAGGATCGCCGGGGAACTCTAACTCCTCACCACCCACGTTGAACATTTCCTTAGGCCCGACTATCTGGCCGTTGGCGTCGGAGTGGTCTATCCGAGTCCGTTCATCGGCAGCCGATACCCACTCTTTACGCAACTCTAGCCCTGTATCCTCTATGGCCGTCACCTGTGCCCACATAGCGGCGCTATGGGTTTCGGTACGGGCAATCACCAAAGATCGCACACCGGCTATTACAGGCGCTCTTGAGCGAATGTTAGACGCTATTGCTGCCGTACCCAAGCCTTCCTCAATCCCAGCGTTGATCGATTGCCGGATCTGGTCCTCGGTAGTTTCGGTGATTTGAGTTACTTTGGTAGCCCCAACCGTTGTAATGAAAGCCTGTATCAGCCGGTTAAAGTTCTCGAAGTCTTTGGTTACCATGCCAGCGCCCCGAGCCTTTTCGTAGATCGGCTGGGCGAATTCCTCCCCTGCGATCTCGTAGGTTCTGCGGATCAACTGAGTAGCGTTTTCTTTGTGCTTACCCATTGCCAGCATAATTCCGCCGGAGTTACTAAACTCTCTAGCACCCGCCCTCATTGCTCGGGCTATTTCGATCTGCCAAGTCTTAGCCAATCTAGCCTCTAGGCGGTCAAGTAGTGCCCTTTGCCTTGCTGGAGTCATTTACCGTATGCGATCCGCTTTAGTGTGTCTGGATCCGTGTCCGATAACTCGATCGGCTCTAGGTCGGATGGGATAAGACCGGCTGGGAGATAACCAGTATCCCCGCCCTCGATCTCTCCGATCTCAAGCTCTAGCACCTCGTTAATCCGGTTAAACGGTACGCCCAATCTAAATAAGCGCTCGGCTGCCTCTAGCTTCTCCCCGTAATCCTCACGCAACGCCTCGACATTGGATAAGTCGTAGTCCAAATATAGGCCAAACTCATCGGCCAATTGGCTGTTTAACTGCGAGCGTATCTTTCTAAGTAGCGGGACAATGGTATCCATCCAGAAAATCTTCCGGCTGGTTTCTACGTTCGCCAATGTCGCATTTTCTAAAACGCCGATCATTGGGAGCGGTACGCCCATAGCCGAGGCGATTTCTTCCCATACCTTAGTCCGAGAGTTCACAAAGTCCATCTCGACGGCCGTTTGGTTCATCGGCTTAATGTCTCGGGTAGACAATAGCGGAGACCGAGCGTTATCAGGTCCAGCGTTGCGCTCTCGGTGCAATTCTTTTAACCGCTCCACTTGCTCGGGCGTTGTGGTCGGGTCGATGATAATGGCATAATCCGATACGCCTCGATTATGTAGGCTCGAATACTGCCAGTTTCCCGCTTCCCTATCTACGTCCACCGCTCGGCCGGCTGCCTGAATGGTTGGCAATCCGAATAGAAAGTCGTTCGGATTTGCGGTTTTAACGTGGCACATATCTTCGGAGTTAATGTCACGAATCGTACCCCGGTAGTCGTAGCGGTACTTTTCGACCAATTGCTCACGTCCGGGGACGATCTTAATGGCTTGCGGGAGTAGCGTCCATAGCTCCCGTGGTAGCCCCTCATTGCCAGCTCGTAAGATTGACCAATAAGAGTTACCAGCCAAATCCAGATGGTAGGTTAATTGCTCCATCATTTCAGACCATGCGAACGAGTTATTCGGACGCTCTAGCAGTCTGTGTAGCGGAGTGTTTTCCACCTCTTCATATTCGTTACCAACTCGGCGCTTAACCACCCACGGCACTTGGGCGACGGCATCGGCTCGCAATCGGCAACACGCGTAAAAGATCGAGGATGCTTTTAGCCCCTCTTCGATCGCTGTCTCAGTGTCCCACTTTTGCCACTGTGGGAAGCCCCGATTAAATGTAAACAAGACCTCGGGTAGTGAGACAGATTTAGTCTCTACTGGTCGCTTAAACTTGTCGAAAATGCCCATTTATGATCCCGTATTAAGTTCTAGGACGTTGGCCAGTATGCCGACGATTTCATCTATCGCACCTTGTACCGTGGTAGCAGTTAGCCCGCTAGTCGTATTGTCGTAGGCTATATCGGTCGCCGGGTCGCCTGATTGTAACGCACTGTCCGCTAAATCTAAACTGGCCAGCGACGCCGCTGTTAGCGATAATGTGCGGTTGGCTGTAAGATCGCCACCGCCCTCGATCCCGTTAGTGCCCGTTACTGTAACGGTTTCATCGGCTTTATCATCCAGCGCCGACTGTGTAGCGGTGCTGATCGGCTTGTCTAAATCGCTTGTATTGTCTACGTTACCGAGTCCGACATCAGACGAGCTAAGAGTTACATCCCCAGTCTTACTCGCAACGGATTGCACCGGAGCGCCAGCTGAGTCAATGTAATTGGCGTCATTTGTTAATTCTGATACATTATCGCCAGATTGGAGAGCTGTATCAGCCAAACCTAGACTAGCAATACTGGCAGCGTCAAGGTCAATCGTGCGGTTAGCTGTGAGATCTCCACCACCGTCTAAGCCTGTTCCACCCGTGATCGTGATGGTTTCGTCTGCTTTATCATCTAGCGCGGACTGTGTAGCGGTTGAGATTGGCTTATCGGCGTCCGAGGTATTGTCTACATTACCTAACCCCACCTGGTCTTTAGTGACACCATGCGGGTTATCCGTAGCGTCTATATGCGCTCTGGCATCGGCAGCTGTGACCTCATTTGCACCACCACTATCGAGCGCGGTGTCCGTGTTCTGATCGTGCGCTTTGTTTACCGCGTCTGTCGTGTCGAGGTTAGGCACGTTGCCCAAGCCGACATCGGACGAAACTAAGGTAACATCGCCGGTCTTACTCGCGACCGATTGCACCGGCGCTTCGCCGGCTACGTCATAGTCACCCGGTAGCGCTTGCGTTGCACCTGTACCTAGAGATCGGACGGTCTCAGCGGTAGCCAAGCCCTCAGATAATCTAGCGTCTCCATCAACTACCGCCGTCCCCGTGATTTTGCTCGGAGATATGCTACCGGCTAACTTTGCGTCTGTAATGCCAGCGTCCACGATCCGAATATCTGGAGTAGTCCCGCCGGTGCTGGTTAAGCCTTGCGATCCTGTAACGGCTGTCACCCCATCGGTCGGAGTCAATAACTCCTGCCAGCTCGTACCGTCGTAGATATACGAGGCCGGCTCACCCGATCCCGTATCTTGAACGATTGCGACGTCACCCTCTTGGACGGTCAGCGCATCACGCGCGGTAATATCGGCCACCACAAAAGTAGAGGTAATGGCGATCCCTGGTAGCTCGCTAGTCGGAATCTTGCCCGCAACTAGGTTGGCTTTAAGATCCAGCGCGTTAGTTAGGCCGGATATTTTGCTCTGCGCTATATCAGCATTGGCCGCGACTTTGGCATCTGTAACGCTACCGTCTAGCGGAGTGCGCTCATCTGAGAGCCTAGCGTCCGAGTCAATTACCGCCGTCCCAGTAATGCTTGTGGTACTTAGTCCGCCGATTGTTATTTTGGCATCTGTAACCGAGCCATCGATCGGGGTCCGGTTATCGGTTAGCCTTGCATCGTTATCTACTACGGCAGTACCGGCAATCTTGGTCGGCGCTATCTCAGCAGTAGCGCTTACCTTTGCATTGGTAACGCTTTCATCTAGCGGGGTTCGCTCATCCGATAATCTGGCATCTGAATCTATGATCGCCGTACCTGTAACTGCGCTTGGATCAATGCCGGCAGCGTCAATCTTGGCCGTAGTGACCGAACCATCGACAGGCGTCCTCTCGTCGCTTAGGCGGGCGTCTGAGTCTATTACCGCAGTACCAGTTACACTAGATGGCGAAAGGCCGCCAGAAACGATCTTAGCGTCTGTTACGGTCCCATCTGTGGGCGTTCTGGTATCGGTTAGCCTAGCGTCACCCTCGATAATCAGATCGGACGTGTCAGCGATACCGTGTACGTTTGTCGTCGCCCCTGTGTGCGTGTTTAGGTTCGACTGTACGCTAGAAGCGGACCCGAGAGCGTCATAGTCTCCGGATAGGTCTACAGTGCCAGTCTTACCGTCTACGCTTTGCACCGGAGCGCCTGAGGCGTCGATATAGTTAGCGTCGTTGGTCAGATCGGATACATTATCGCCCGGCTGGATCGAGGTATCAGCCAAAGCGCCTTGTGCTGCGTCGGCATAATCGCTAGTCCAGTCTGTATCATAATCATCACCGGAGAGCTTGGCCAATACTTGACTCGTCGTGCCACCAGCGGGAATACCCTCACCCTTCTCGCCCTGTGGTCCAGCGCTGGCAATTTCGATAAGATCGACTTCTTGATCTGTCGTTATCTCGATCTGTATGGTCATTCTGTCACCCCCGGGGTTACATGAACGCGACCCGATAGCCAAGTGCGAACATCTGGACTCTCAGACTGCATATCCCAATAGAGGCGGGAGTAATTCACTAGGTCGGTCGTTTGGGTATCGGTTAGACTTAGTGTAGCGCCACCCGTGACTGCTGAGACTGCAAACGTAGCGATTAACTCGCCGTCGGGGAGATAGCCGTCGCGGATTTGCGCTTTGAACGTATAGCCCGCAGTGTTGATCGGCGAGCCATCATCCAATAACTTAATAGTGATCTGGTAATCGTCCCCTGCCACTAGGCCAATGTCGTATTTTGCCGGCTGTGCCATTAAATAAACTCCGCTATTATGTCAGTCCGCCGACGAATCAACGGCTCTAGGGCATACCGTACGGCGTCCCATATATGGTTATTCGCATCTACTATCGCTGGTAGCACATCACCCGATAGGCGGTCTACCTTGTAGCTGTATAGTCTGCCCTCTTCGATTGCGTGCTTACATCGAGGGCTAATAACGATCTGCCGGTAGGACCTAAGATGCTGGATCCCTTCCTCAACCGATCCCGCCCACTTCTTAACGCCGACTATTCTCGGGTAGCCGTGTCGTTGTAGGTAGCTGATCGTTTCAGGTCTAGCAGAATCAGCCCGGATAACGTGATCTCTCGCACCCTCTACCTGATCGAATAGATCGGCTGTCCGGTCTATGTCTATGTGTACGCCGTAGGCCTCAGCGTCAATATAGAGGCTGTCATCCGCCACCCAGCACCGGACCAGCGTGGTTGGGTCTTGGCTAAAGCCCCAGTCAGCGCCGTAGTAAGGGCCATCCATTCCATCGGTGGAATACTCGGCAATCTTGATCTTGTCGGCCAATATCTGCGCTTGCGTATTTTCTAGGTAAGCGCCTTCCCATATATGGGCATAGGTAGCCGGATCCAGTCTGGCCTGATCGCGCTGCCTTTCTAGGTCTAGCGTATCCGGAAAGTACGGATTACCGTCCCAGTTAATCTTTATGCTGATCGAATCGTCGGGCGGTGACTCTATAAACCGCTGGCTAGTCGAGTCCTCTTTACGCCAGGGGTTTAACGATAGCCATATCTCCGAGCCTTCATCCCGTACGGTCGGGATCAGAATACGCCAGCTCTCCTCGGAGACTGCTTGCGCTTCCTCAACCCATACGCGAGTTAGCCCGCTCATGGACTTGATCGACTGGACGTTATGCCGTACACCCCGGAAGATAAACGCTGTCCCGTTTCGTCCTAGTATCGTGTCACGCTGGACGTCGTAAAACCCGCCTAAGCCCCAGTGTTCTATCCTGTCGGCTAAGAGCCTGTGAACGCTATCCTTAATGCTTGCCTGATATTCTCTAGCGCATAGGATCCGTTGCGGTTCATTCGTTCCGTCTATCAATAGCTGATCGGCTATGGCGTAGGATTTACCGCCACCCCTGCCACCGTATAGGATCTTATACCGGCTACGGTCTCGGAGCGGTTTAGCCCATTTAGGGAGCTTAATCGTCGTATTCGACACGGATATTTAGAGGCGCTCCATCTGCCCCGGTATGTTCTAGCTGTTGGCGATCGCCCCAGCGCTTCGGCTTCATTCTAGCCGCTACCCATTTACGAGCATCTATCTTGAGTTTGGCACGCTGCACGTCCTCGTCAAATTCGGCTATGTCGCACATTTGATCGGCTAAGGTATCGGCCTGATCTTCCCTTGCGCGCGCGTAGTTATCACGAAACTCGTCGTGCTTTCGTAACCATTCGTACATGGTTTGCATGGGAATACCTACGGACTTACAAGCCCGGGTTGCACTTGTACCTCCCGCTATAAGGGAGCAAATCTCATCCCCCAGCTTTGGCGTGTACTTTGTCGGCCTTCCCATCTTTGCCATTATTTTTCCCAAATATGCGCTCCCAGTTACTCTCGATAACCTGATCGGCTACCGTTGCTGGTCTGCGCTTGCTACCTTTGCCCATTAGTGAGATTGTCCATCATCATCGAAAAAGAGCATAAACTCTGGACCTAGTGTGTCCATGTCCATCTCAAATACTATGCCTGTACCCTCCACCTTGTCTCGCAACTCTAAGACCTCAGACTCTAGGACCTCGATCCGGGCGAGCAGTTCGGTGGTGGTTTTGTCCATTAGTCCACTGCTTCCATGTTGAACGTGCCAACGCATTTGGTCTGGTACAACCAAACCAGCCGGCCACAGTCACCAGCCAAAGGCCAATCTGCCACGTTGTAATCCCAAATCAGTGTCTTACCGTCAAAGTCAATGAATACGTCACCAACCTCAGTCAGTTCAACCTCACCGCCCATCCAAACTCCTTTGGCTTCTGCTAAACCAACCACGCAAGGGTACACGGTGCAGTTCTCGGTGCTGATAAGCCATGTGCTGTTGCCTTCTCGGTCATATAGATACCAGAGAACCTTGTCCACCGTCTTGGGTAACTGACACGCCATGCCCAGGCGCATCTGCGTCAAAGTAGTGCGTCTGTGCGCTAACCGAGAACGATTGTGCGCAAATAAAGAACACCAGCGCCGCGCCTTTTAGTCGTTTTTTTAGTCGTTTAATAATGTCGTTAATTAGTGTCATGTCATACTCCTAGACAATGCAATTGCATTTTCATATTGGTTTTCGCACTAATATGCGCTAAATACTGATACAAAACCGCACTTTTATGCGCCAAATACTGATACAAAATGAGTATTTATAGCGCAAATGTTATCTAAATACCGGTTTTTGATCAGTTACGGTATATCTATACGCTGTGGCGTGTTGATTGCTTTTAACCGGCTAGGCGTATATTGGTTTACCAAATGCCCAAAATTGGGACTATAACGCCTCAAATTGGCCGGTATGTAAACTACCCAAACATCGAGATAGCGAAAGTATGCCGGGCTATCTCGCCATGTTCGGCATGATGAACGATCGCTTTCATGTCTTGACCGCTCATGTATCCACCGCCGGAAGCGTAAGCGTCGGCCGGTGCGAGCGTTCTAAATTGCTCGACCTTGCATCCCCGCAACTCGGTTAGCTTGTCTTGGTGGTGGTGGCCACGGTAAAAGTAACGGTATTCGGTATCGCCCCAGTCTTTTGGTCTTTCCGTCGCCATGATTGCTCCGAGGTCGTTATCTCGGGTCTGGTGGCCGTGAACCACGCCGATAAGCACTTTTCCATGCTTGATATAGTGCCTCATGGTTGGGGCGCTGTCTACCTGTACCCTCGGCTCGTTTTCGTATATGTTGGCCATCATTACATTCAGCGCCAACGCTAGTACATGGTCATGGTTGCCCGGAGCGTTCACAACTTGCACTTGTTCGTGTTTTTCGAGCATCCTCTGGATGCAACGCCTCAGCGCCTTAACGCCTACTGCGATAACTTTCTGCAATCGGCCATCCATGTCTAGGCTGTGGCCAGATCGAGCCGTCACGCCGTCCATATTGTCGCTGTGGAACATATCGCCCAAGTTACACAATACGCCCACCTTACTAGGCGGGGACATATCCACAAGGTAATCGATGGCTGCGAACAACTGAGCCTCGGCAATGTTTAGATCGAAGTCTTTGCCGGTTTCTTCACCCCAAGCGTACATCCCGAAATGAGGATCGCCCAAAGGGTAAATGGTTAGCAGGTCGTTGTTTTTGCTCTTAGGCGCTTTGGTAGGCTTTATTTTGCCCTTTAATTCTTCGCACCATCCGTCGATCATGTCCCGGACCAACTCTAGCTGTTTTTGTTGTCGCCGTTGGTGTAGAGGGTAGATACGCCCTTAACAAAATAACCATCCGGGCAAGTCTTAACCATGTCATGCTCAGGAGCGTAGCCTTGCCGGGCCAACGCTTTTTTAGCACGTTTTACAATCTTGGAAAAACTACTGCGCTCTCGGCCTAATGCTTTGGCTGCCTTGTTAGCAGAGCCGTATTTTTCAACCGCTTCTAACGCTAGTTTTTGGTTTTCGGTGAGTTCCATCTAAATGTCTCCCATAATATAATTATAGCAGACGCGTCAAGGGCCTAAAATGTCCGCTCTTAGCTGGTATTTAATATCTCGATAAGCCTTTGTTGCTATGGTGTTAAGTTCTGCTAGTGTTGCCCTGTATGCTTCATGCGTTCCCCTTCGCCAATTCCGATCGGTCATCCCGCACATTTTTGAGCGTTCTACATCGGTCATGCGCTGATTACTTATAAAATCATTCCACAAGCAAATCGAGATCCTATACACCCGTTTACGGCTTAGGCTTTCCGGGCCTTTGCCACTATGCCAAACCCGAGTAAATATCGATTGGATTTTATTTAGCGTTCGCTTTATATCCGGTGGAGTTTGTTGGCAATGCTGGGCCATTACTAAATCATGGGCGAACCAGTCCAAAGTACCGGCAGCCATTCCAATATCTTGGACGGTTACGTCGCTTGGGCTGGTCCCTTGCCCCTCTCTTGGATCTTTAAGCCGTGAGCCGGCAGTAAGTCTGGTTAATAAACTCATCGTTTCAACCTTAAAATGATTTGTTCTCGTTGGTATCTGCTATCTGCGTCGTATTCCCCAGCTAGGATCGCATCGACTAGGTTATCTACCATGCTTTCATTGAGTAAGTCCACCGGTGGAGCGCCGGACCATGTATCGGCGAATCGTTGCATTTCTTTGGTTCGGTAGCCAACAAAGCAAATAATATCCCGAGCCGCTAGTCCGACTATGATCGTATAAGGGAGATTCTTTACCGGTGTAATGGAGCATCCATGCTCCACAAGTCGCCTTAACGCCTTTTCCATGATCCATCCGATGCTCTGCGAGCTAGTTTTCGTTGGTCATCTGTCATGCAATCTAGTATTTTTTGTAACTGCGTGCCCTTTGCTAAAAGCGCCGCCTGTGCTAAAAAGTAGGCCATTTGGTCTTGTTTGAATAACCAGCCTTGAGCGCTATGCGACATCTTGCTCATGGTACACCTTCGCTAGTTCTATCCAGTCGCTCGCCAGCATAGTAACCAACCATTCCCGCCTATTTTTTCGATGCGCTACGGTCGCCATTTTGAAAGCGCTATCCTTGCGGGCCTGATCCATTGCGTCGTATATGTTCAAGCGCTCGACGCGCTTAACCTCAAAATGTATCAGGGGCAACGACTCGCAAACGACATCCGGGGAGTCAATCCCGCCCGCGAATTGTTGCCCCCGATACGCTACTAGGCAATGGTCACGGAGAAACGACGCCCACTCGCGCTCGCCTCTCCCGCCTTTTTTCTTGCTATTCGTCAAAACTAAACCACTCGCAAATTTGGTTTATAACCTCGTCCTCAATGCAATCTATAACAACTTCCTCGGATGGATTATCGTCGTGTTTATACGCTCTGCGATAGCCATAATTTACGCCTTGTTCCACGGCGTGTATGATTACTCTGTAAGCATCTGGTTTCATTCTTCCGGCTCCCAATCTTCATCGTAGTAAAATCTTGCCCAGCGTTCAACGTCGTATTGTGTTAGGTCTTGTTCTGTAATGTCATACATTGTTTGTCTCCTATGTGTTGCCTCGATTATACATACTTTGCCGATCCGGTTAAATCTTGCCCTCTTTTTCTAGCGTCTGCTGAGTCCGGAACACGCCCTCGGCATGGCATAGCCGAAGATACTCATAATCTCGTCCTTGCCTGTTGCGACCGTCTACCGCGTCATGGCACGCGTGACACGCCCAAGCGCCCATTAGGTCCGGTGGTTTAATGCCCGTACCCGAATACCCAGCTAGTCGGTAGTGGGCTAAAACGGTATCATCCCCGCCACCTGTGCAAATGCCAGGCACTCGGACCATACACGGACGCCCTCTAGCCTCTTTTCGGAGCTTACTCATGTCGTAGCTCCTGACACTTGGACCATGCGCCTTCGGATACCGTTGGGTTTAATCCGAGCGATCGAGAAAGCGCGATCCATGCGTTTATATCTTTCGGGAAGCAAGCGCCGCCAAATCCAAGTAATCCATCTGGCCCGGGCACTTGCCAATGACAATAACCGAGGCGCTTATCATGAGCTAATACTTTGGCTACGATCGAGTAGTCAGCATGAAAAGCCTGTGCTACCTGCCAAATCTCGTTAGCAAATGCGACACGTGTAGCGCCAGCGATGTTAGCGCCGTATTTGACTAGCTCGGCCTCGGTCGTTGTCATTGCTAATATCGGGCAGTTAAAATAGCGCCGATAAATTAATCTAAATTCCCCGTTATCACCGCCTAAAATAATGCGATCACTGTTCTGAAAATCATGCACCGCGTTACGCTGGTTTAGAAACTCTGGATTAAACACTACGCCCAAGCGCTCGCACGTTCCGGGCGGGACGGTTGATCTAACCGCTATGGGCATTTCAGGAGCATATTTTCGCACTTCGTCGATTACCTGCTCAACTATACTGGTATCGCACGATCCATCCTCAGCCATTGGGGTTGGCACGCTGACAAAGATCACTTCAACCATGCTAACAAGTTCAGCAATTGTGCTAACGTCTGAGCGGTCTGGATCGATGTCGTAGGCAATACCACCCATGACCTCGCGCATAGCGCCGCCGACGTAACCGCTACCGATTATCCCATGCACTGTTTTTCTCCTAGTGATAAATCTTAGCTTTAATATGGCCCTAGATTTAGCGCTTATTAAATCTCGGGTTTAGTAAGTTTTAGCAAGTATCGAATAGCCGATGGATTGTCTCGCATTACTTGAATAAATCCACTACCTATCGTGTGTACAATCCTTTCTTCCCGGTCATCGTCTTGTAATCCGTATTCGTGCCAGACGGCATGAAGTATTTCATGTAGCAGCGTATCGGCTACCACTACCGGGTCCAAATGAGCGCATACGTAAATGATCCCACGCTGTTTATCGCATTGGCCAAAACTCTCCGTAGTGACTAGCTCGGCCTCGTTCCATTCTTTGATCTGGTAGATCCGATAACCTATGCGGATAGATTTAATCACTGATCCAATCTCCAGACATGATCGCACTCGATCGCCCATGCGTTTAATTGCTCTATTGCTCGGCTCATTTTTTCCGTGTCCCAGTCGGCGCTGGACTCCCATCGATACAAGCTCCCTAGTGGACCGCTTACAATTCGATAAAAACCCAGCTCTTTTTTAACTGCCCGCTTTAGTTCGTCTGGTGTATAGCCTACCACGCCCGCTAGTTCGCTTGCCATAGCGTGAAACTTGCTATTTTGATCTAGCGTCCGGCGGTCACGGTTGCGCTCGATCTTGACCGTGTAGGCTTCGTTTTCGTCTAGGCTGTGCAATTCTCGGATTACGTTTGCTATACAGACCTTCCGGATTTCGACAGTCTCGGGATTTTGAGCCTTTGGGATCGCTTGCTTCATGTGAGCTGCTTCCGGTGTTCGACGTATTTAGCAACCGCCCGGCGCTCATGCCCTAGCAACTTGTCGGCCTTTATCCGTGAGTGCCAGTCCGGTAGTTTATGGATGCAAACCTGAGCCAACGGCCTAAGTTTCTCTGCGGTCCAGTTTTGCAGATTCCACGATCCAATCTCCATCCGGCATAGGACGCCGATCGGGGTAGTAGGGTTTAGCGCCATTGCGATAATCTCGTCCGGGCTAGGTCTACCGCCCTCGATCTGCCTTACCACGTCGGCCGGCTTTGGCATCCAAGCGCCTCGATCTGGATCCCTTGCGTGATTGCTTAATGCTTGCTGGATTTGTGCTAGTGAGTAATGCTCTAGCGCCGACCACCATATCCCGAGGCCAGCGTCGCTTATATCCTTTCCGTAAAGGTCAGCAATAGCCGTTAGCGTCTGTGCAAATGCTTGCTTATCTCTAGCCTTCATTTAACCACCTCTGCGCTGCTTGCGCTGTTTTGCGTGCCGCTTCGGACATTCTAGCCATATCCGGCTCGCTTGCAAGTTTTATAAACTTATCCACATGGGGAGCATCACGGCAAATCAACTCTATATCGTCGTACACTTGCCCTTGCTGGTTCTGCCCCATGTGGTGAGCCGATTTTCTGATCCCGTCGATAGCCGCCATGAGATCGCTCGTGCTATACCCATCTTTTAACCTTAGCCTGATCTTATCTCGGCGTTTTCTATCGAGTTTGGCTCTCGGGTGCTTTAGGGTTGATTGCCAATAAGCGAAAACCTCCTCGACATCATCCAACCGGTCGGCTTCGCTAGAAGTCGGCAAGGGTTTATTATTCTCTACCTCTTTCTCTACCTCTTCTCTACTCTTCTCTAGTCTAGCATCTGCTTGCAAAGTGCTAGCATCTGCTAGCATCTGCTTGCATGGAATAAGAAAACCGCACGAAATCAAAGGGTTAAAATCTGGCTGGCTGTTTAAGTATGCGACACGCTGCATATAGCGTCCGCCTTGCTCTGAGGTGTCGATCTGATTGTCTGTCTTGGCCGCTATCAACATGCAAGCAACTGCTAGCACTCTGCTAGCATCGTCTAGCACTACCCAATCCTCGCTACTCAATAAGGCAGCGTGTAACTTAATCCATTGAGGGTTTCGGTTTTTGTAGTGCTGGTATTCGGACCAGTTTTTTATCTGATACTTCACTGTCTTACTCCTTTGTCATGCCCCTAAAAAAATGGCGGCACGCTGTAGGAGCGACCAGCTATCCCCCGAGGATCAATCGGGTTAAGCCGCCAACGAGGACGCTACCACAGGTCCCTGGCATTTTGCAAGTAAATTATTTTCGAGTTATTTT